GGCCGGCGCCGGCCAATATACCACCACCACAACAGACAAGGAGGCAAAAGGATGAACATGATCGACATCACCCCCATCATCAACGCCGTCATCGCGCTGGCAGCCGCCGGCGTCACCGTGTTCCTGATCCCGTGGATCAAGAGCAGGACCACCGACGAGCAGCGCAAGGAGCTGCTCGAGTGGGTGAAGATCGGCGTCGCCGCAGCCGAGCAGCTCTACGCGGGGCAGGGCCGCGGCGAGGAGAAGAAGAAGTATGTCCTCGAGTTCCTCGCGTCCATGGGCTTCACCGTGGACGAGGAGGCCGTCAACGCGGCCATCGAGGCGGCAGTCAACCAGCTCAACGGCGGCAACCTGCCGCTCGAATAACCAGCAAAGGGCGGGCCAACACGGCCCGCCCTTCATTTTGCAAAGGAGGCACAAAGACATGAGAGAGAACAAAAAGCCCGCGCTGAATATGCGCTACTACAACGGAGAGATCGACGACGACCTTCCCTACACCGGCGTGCTCAACTACGACGAGGAGACCGGCCTGATCTACGACGAGGACGGCGATGTCGTGGATGAAAAGACCCTTGACGCCATGCTCGACGGTGACGGAAAGGGGGATGACGAGGATGAGTAACAGCACTCTGATCTCCTACACCAAGCTCAGCCCCAACCACTCGGGCAAGCGCACCAAAAAGATCGACACCATCACGATCCACTGTATGGCCGGCCAGCTCTCCGTCGAGAGCTGCGGCGCTCTGTTTGCTAAGAGCAGCCGGCAGGCGTCCAGCAACTACGGCATCGGCCCAGACGGCCGCATCGCCCTCTATGTGGACGAGAGCAACCGCTCGTGGTGCACGTCGTCCAACGCCAACGACCAGCGTGCCGTCACCATCGAGGTCGCCAGCGACGCGACGCACCCCTACGCCGTCAGAGATAAGGCATACGACGCGCTGCTGGATCTCGTGACCGACATCTGCAAGCGCAACGGCATCAAGAAGCTCGTCTGGTCTACCAGCAAAAACAACCGCGTCGGCCACCTGAACGGCTGCAACATGACAGTGCACCGGGACTATGCGGCGAAAGCCTGCCCGGGCGACTACCTCTACAACCTGCAAGACGAGATCGCGGCCGAAGTCAACCGTCAGCTCGGCTCCAGCAGCAGCACACCCTCCACCGGGGGAACCACCGGCAGCGCCGCCGACATCAAGGTCGGCGACGTGGTAGAGTTCACCGGCACCAAGCACTATGTCAGCTCCACGGCCAAGACCGCGTCGAGCTGCAAGCCCGGCAAGGCCAAGGTCACGGCCCTCGCCAAGGGCAAGGCGCACCCCTACCACCTGATCGCCGTCTCCGGCGGCGGCTCCACCGTCTACGGATGGACGGACGCGGCCGACATCAAGACCAGCGCGGCCGCCACGGCCACCTCGTACCTCGTGAAGGTGACGACCGATGTGCTGAACATCCGCAAGGGCCCCGGCACCAACTACGGCACCAACGGGGACATCCGCGACAAGGGCGTCTACACCATCGTCGCCGAGAGCGACGGGCCCGGTGCCTCTAAGTGGGGCAAGCTCAAGAGCGGCGCCGGCTGGATCTCTCTGGACTACGCCGCAAAGGTCTAATTGTGCAACTTGCCACCGGCGCGGCGCGGATCGGCGCCGGCCGGAAGCTCCGAAACCGTCAGAACACACAAAAAGAGCCCGCTCGGGAGTGATCCCGGGCGGGCTTTTTCTGTTTATGCACTCATTCCTCTGCGGCGTCGTCCTCTGCTGGATCCTCGCCGCCATCGCTCTGCGCCGCCTCAGCAGCGGCCAGCTCGGCCTCAGTCGGGTGGAAGCGGACAACATAGCCGTTGACATCATAGAAGCCGCCGAGGGCGACCGTGAAGATGTCCACGATCCAACCGATCCCGAAGAAGCCAGCCGTCAGCGTCCAGATGACCCCGGTGCCAATCTTCCCCACATAGTAGCGGTGCACACCGAGCATCCCGAGGAAAATGCACAACGGCAGGACGACCGCTTTGCTTTTCGGTGAGGTGGGGCGCTGTGCTGCCGGCACGCTGGCCGGCCGGCCGCCACTGGTCGTGTACGACAGGCCCGTGCCGGGCACTCCGACGGTCGTGTGGCTTTTCCCGGTCGTGCTGACTGTGTGCTTCAGGCCCTTCGGGCCGAAGGTGACGCTCGCGCTCTTTTTATTCAAGTTCACACGGACGCCGGGAGCGATCTTAATACTGCGCCGGAAACGTAAACCCATTGAAAAAACCTCCTTTTCGTCTGTCCTATTGCGTTTTTTAGTATTTAGTCATCTTTGGGATAATATTATCACGGGCGGCGTGTTATTGTCAACTTGCACTACCCATCTTTGGCATAAGTGGCAGAAAAGGAGGCGGCGCGTATTTGAAAATATACAGGCCAGAAGGCCGGTGCAATATCTCAGGCGAGCGCGTCCGCGCAGCCAGAGAGCGGGCCGGCATCTCGCAGGAGCGCCTCGCGTACAAGATCCAGATCGCGGGGCTCGACATCACGCAGAAGGCCATCAGCAGGATCGAGACCGGCGACCGCATTGTCGCCGACTATGAGCTCGAGCACCTCGCCGACGCCCTCGGCGTGACCATCTACTACCTGCTCGGAAAAGAATGAAAGCAGCGCAGCCAGAGCGGCCTCGCTGCTTTTCTCTTGTCTCCCCTCTTGACTTTATACAACAAATGTTGTATAGTAAAGACACACGAAACAAAAGGGGAGGCGCTCAACATGGAAACGATCACCACCGGGAAACGCCTGAAGGCGCTGCGAGAGGATCGCGGCCTGTCTCAGTCGCAGCTCGCCAAGAAGGCCGACATCAACAGCCGAGTGCTCCAGACCTACGAGCAAGACGACCGAGACATCGCGGGGGCGAAGCTGAAAACGCTCCTCAAGGTCTGCGTCGCTCTGGAGTGCCGGCTCGAGGACATCGTCACAGACGACGAGACGCTGGCACTGATCGCGGCATACAACAGGCGATGACAACGAAGGGCGGCCAGCCGGCCGCCCTTTTTTCTATTTCACGGAGGGATCACCATGGGGAAACACTTCAGCCACCTGACACCAACGCAGCGCACGCAGATCGACGCCTTCAGGCGCGCCGGCATGAAGGTCGTGGACATCGCCAAGGAGGTCGGCGTCCATTACACCACCATCTACCGGGAGCTCAAGCGGTGCACCTATGAACACCTGAACAGCGACTACACGACCGAGATCCGATACAACCCCGACGGGGCGCAGGCTCGGTATGAGGCCAACCTGCGGGCGAAGGGCCCGGAGCTGAAGATCGGCAACGACTACGAGCTCGCCGACTACCTGATCGGCAAGATCCGGGACGAGAAGTACAGCCCCGAGGCAGCCATCGGAGAGGCCGAGGTCATGGGCTGGCCCTTCCGCGTTCACATCTGCGCGAGCACCGCCTACAACTACATCCGGGCCGAGATCTTCGGCGATGACCTCACGGCCGAAATGCTGCCGCAGCACGGGAAGCGCCGCCGCAAGCCGGAGCGGCCCGATGGCAGCATCCCCCGCAAGCCGGCCGGAAAGAGCATAGAAAAGCGGCCGGAGATCGTGAACACGCGCACGACCTTCGGCCACTGGGAAATGGACAGTCTCGAGAGCTGCAAGGGGGCGAAGCGGACATGGCTCATGCTGACCGAGCGCAAGACCCGGTGGGAGCTTATCATCGCCATGAAAGACAAGACGAGCGAGAGCGTCGTCCGGGCCCTCAATGGCGTCGAGCGGAAGCTGGGCGCCCTATTCCCCCGGATCTTCCTCTCCATCACCTGCGACAACGGCACCGAGTTCTCGGACGCCGACGGCATCGAGAGCAAGCGCCGAGGAAAGGGCAAGCGCACGACCGTCTACTACTGCCACCCCTACACGCCGAGCGAGCGCGGCACCAACGAAAACCAAAACGGCCTGATCCGGCGACTCGTCCCGAAGGGCACCGACCTCGGCACCCTCTCGCCCCAAGAAGTCAAGGCGGCCGAGGCGTGGATCAACAACTACCCCCGAAAAATGTTCGGTTATCTGTGCGCCGAGCAGCTTTTCCGGGAGGAGATCGCCCTCATTCTGAGTCGCTGAAAAATTTTTTAGACTTTTTTAGCATTTACTATTGACAAACGGCGACGCCCCCGTTATTATTAAATGCACAGAGACTCAACCGAGTCGGCTGTGCATTTTTTCTTTTATATCGACCCCATAGACGGAGGTGAGACCGACGGGAAAGTACCGCTACCTGACCTTCGAGGACAGGAAAAAGATCGAGGCGTGGTACCTGATCGGAGACCGGCCCGCCGACATCGCGGCCCGCCTCTCCGTCCACTACACCACGATCTACAAGGAGCTCCAGCGCGGCGCGACCGGCGAGCTGGACGCCAACCAGCGCGAGGGGTACAGCGCAGAGCTGGCCGAGAGGCGGCTCCGCGAGAGCTTCAAGCGCAGAGGCAAGAGATCACCGGCCGCATCAGTCACAAACAGCCAAGAACACCCGGCATCGCCGGGCCGAAGAAAGGAGCGCTCAGCATGAGAAGCAGAAAGAACAACACGACCCTGACCCGAAAGGTGGACAAGTGGAACGCCCGCAAGGTGTGGCTCATTAAACGCTACGCCGACGGCCACTACGCCATCAATCAAGAAGTCGGCGGTCGTGTTTTTTATTCCAGCTTCCAGCGGGCCACCAAGGCGCAGATCGCCGCGATCTTCGCCTGCTGCTGAAAGGAGGCCCCACATGATCCCCGCCCCGAAGTTCGACGCCTCGCTGCTCTGCCGGGCATCCTTCCCGGCCGAGCTGGAGGACGACGGCGGCCGCTGCATCGTGGAGGTGACGGTCTACCGGCTGAACGCCGTGGCCGTCCACACCTTCCTGCTGGACGGGCCCGAGCCGCTGCGGCGGCACCTCGGGCTCTCCGAGGCCGACACCTACATCACCAAGCACGACATCGACGACCTCGTCACGGTCGCCCGCATCATCAGAGAGGAGGCTCCAGCATGGCAGCATTGAAAGACATCGCCCGGGAATACGCCAGCGAGATCCGCGACGGGATCGGCTGGGTGATCGTTTATCGCACCGGCCGCTCGTGGCACGGCCTGACCGTCTGGAGCGACCTCGGCAACAACGAGTGGGAGACCGATGACATCCACGACGCCCTCGAGGCCCTGCGCCTCGATCCCCGGGCCGTGGCCCTCAACGGCTACTACCTCGGCCGCTTCGGCGACATGACCATCGACGACATCGCCGCCGGCATCCGCTGGCACTACGAGCGCGGCACCAACGCCCTCGCCGAGGATGACACCCTCGCGCAGGCCCGGGCCGCCATCGAGGAAGGCCGCGAGGCTGCCGCAGAGGCGGGCCTCCCCTTCTGCGAGCGGCTGGTGGATGGGCCCGAGGACATGATCGACCCGTACACCTACGACGGCAGCATGACCCCCGAGGACTACGCAGCCATGAGGAAGGCCATGGACGCCGACGCAGCTCTCGCAGAAGTCGCGGCCGCGCACTTCCCCGAGGCAGACCCGGAGATCGTCGAGAAACTCGCCGAGATCGCCGGCGAGCTGAGGCTCACCCCGGAGACCATGCAGCAGATCCTCGACGTCTTCGACGGGCTCGTCGAGACCGCCCGGGCGCTCTGCGAGTGGGCTACGCGGGCCATCAAGAAGATCGCGGACTTCCTGACCGAGTCGCTCGACGACTTCCTGCTGCGCAGGGCCCCGCCCAAGTGGCGTCACTTCGCCCTGCACGCGAAGCGGGCCCGCGTCCGCAAGAAATACCGCAACCGCATCCGGCGCGCCTTCTTCGCCTCGCTGGCCTCGGAAGGAGGTGGGAGCTCGTGACCATCAAATGCGTCGGCTGCGGCCTTCACTGGAATGTGAGCATATACCAGAAGATCCCCCGCAGCGGCTACATCTGCCCGCACTGTGAGAGCCGGCTGCGCGCCGGCGAGACACTACCAAACCAGCGGCCCGGCCAGAACGACCGGCCGCAGACAACGAAAGGAGCAAAACCATGAAGAAAGCCCTCAAGACTGCCGCCCGCGGCACCGTGTTCCCCTACGCCGCCGAGAAGTGGGTGGTGCTGGAGCACGATCCCGCCGGCCGTACCCTCTGTCTGCGCCTCGAGGTGATCCCGGACAAGCCCTTCGACGAGGACAACCGCAACAACTTCGCCATCTCCAGCAGCAAAGAGTGGATGAACGGCCCCTACCTCGACAACCTGATCGACGCCGTGAAGGGCCCGCACGCCTTCCTCCAGACTGAGCTCGACCTGACCGCCGACGACGGCCTGAAGGACTACGGCACCTGCACCGTCACCATCTTCTCGCTGACCGTTGACCAGTACCGGCGCAACCGCGATGTAATCCCCAACGCCGACGACTGGTGGTGGCTCTCTACCGCATACAGCACCGCAGCCAATGGGTACGAGCATAGCGCCCGCAGCGTCTGGTACGATGGCACGCTGGGCTGGGACTACGCCTTCTACGGCAACTACGGCCTGCGCCCCGCTTGCTATCTGGACTCCGATCTCCTGATCTCGGTCGAGAATGGCGACGAGGACACTGGAGTCGGCCCGCAGGAAGCTGGCACCATCGTCGCGGAGCTGGTCGAACAGTTCGGCGGCACCTACGCCACCGGGGAACAGTTCGCGGCCGAGGTCTCTTTCCTGCTCGGGAAGCTGCGAGCCATCCGGGAGAAGGAGGCGGCCCATGAGTAACCTCTCCAGCCTGCTCGGCCGCTACAAGGCCCTCGTCATTTTCGACACGGAGACCAGCGGCCTCGACCCGGGAGACGACCAGATCATCGAGCTCGCAGCGCTGCGCGTGGAGCGCACGCAGACCGGGGCCCTGCGGATCGCCGGCAAGATGGACACCTTCATCAAACTGCCGGATGGTGAGCAGCTCCCTGAGAACATCGTAACCCTCACCGGCATCACCGACCGGCTGCTGGAGACCGAGGGTGTGCAGAGCGGCACGGCCGTCAGTCGCTTCCTCAAGCTGGTCAAGCCCGGCCCCGTCCTGATGGTCGCCCACAATGCGCAGTTTGACGCCTGTTTTCTGCGGGAGCTGCTGCGGGGCTTCAAGCCCGGCCATCTCGACTGGCTGGACAGCCTGACGGTCTACAAAGACCGCCGCCCCTACCCCCACAAGCTCGCCAACGCGATCCTCGCCTATGAGCTGGAGGACAAGGTGCAGAACAGTCACCGGGCCATCGACGACGTGCTCGCCCTGTTCGAGGTGCTGAAGGCCATGGACGAGGAACGGGACGACCTCGGCAGCTACGTCAACCTGTTCGGCTATAACCCCAAGTACGGCGTCAGCGGCCGCCGGATCACCGGCGTGCGCTATGAGCCGCAGGGCTTCAACAAGAGCATCACGCGCCCCGAGCAGACGCTCCCGGCCCGGATGTCACGGAGGTGAAGAACATGGCCCCGGCCATCACCATCACGAGCGAGGAGCTGCGCGAGCGCGTCGAGGAACACCTCGGCCGCTGGATCCCCGACAACCTGTGGGAACGCTCCGAGCCCTACGCCCGCAGGAAGCTCGACCTCTGCCGGGAGCGCAGCCCGGAGATCGACTACTACAACGACGAGTACCTCGTCCTGCTGACGGCCGACACCGTCAGGGAGACCGCGTTCAGCGACTTCACAATCGCAGCCTGCGAGGCCCTCATGACGGCCCGGGGCCAGTGAAAGGAGAAAACCATGGAAGCAACAAAAGAAAGGGCCGCCCGACGCGACCGGGCGACCCCTGCGAGAACATCCGGCAGCTCGCCAGCGCACGGATCCCGCACCCAAAGTATAACAC